ATGGATTTTGTACTAGTCTTTGTTCTGAGAACTGGTGAGCTGTGGAAATTCGGAGTCCACAGGCTTCGAAAGCCGCGCCCAGCGGCCTGGATGGATGGAGGGACGTCCGGCCTCCCGCTGGTTCTCATACTGGAGCTTGTGACTTGGCTAAAACAAAACGACTACGATGCATTAGACGTGGCTGTGATGAACCGCCGTACTTAGGTGGTTTGTGCAAGCAACACGATGTGCAAGAGCAACTGGAAACGAGGTCGCGCCAAGAGGCATTGAAAGCCTTGGATTGCTCAATGATCGACGGTACGCTACCTACCAATCCAGAACTTCGCGAACATCTTGGGCACGTTCAAAGATGGTGGTCTCGTGCATGTGATGTACGGAACTACGACCTGCACGATCCAGTTTTAGCCGACGAAGCCCGATTCGTTATCGAGTGGTGCATTTCTTTTGCCAGGCAAATCGTCGATGCGGAACGCGGACTTAGGTGTGGCCAGCAACCAAGTCACATGCTTGAATATACCGCTAAGAATTTCTATGAGCGACTCGGTAACCTAGAAAAAGGCCTCAAGAGCAATGGCGTTAAGCGTTCAGACCGTTGAGATCCGCTCTTGCACGGTGGCTTGAGGGGCGCAGGCTCTTTTGATTGCCCCCTCCTCCATTTTTCTATGCTAATTCTGTAGCATGCGCCGCAGCAGTTCCATGCCGCGTTGGTTATGCATATCTCCGGTATCAATAAACTGTGGTGAGGGCTTCGGCGTAGCGACGGCGGCCGCATCATTGCTGCTTAAACGCACTTTGGCTTTGTCATTGTCGGCATTCATGCGAGCCAACAGTTCGTAGCCCCGTTGATTATCTAGATCGTTTGTTTTTTTGAAATTTGCGGAATTGATTGCGATGTTGCCGAGGTCGGTTAAATACGGAAGTGCAGGATTATTGGTGATTGCGACGCTCAGAATACGCTCTACCACTCCAGTATCCTTATCAAAATTAAACACGGGGGAAACATAACGATATTCGCGGGCGGTAATCATTGCTTTGGCTTTGTCAGTCCACTGAATACCAACCGCGAACATCCCTTCTCCATCGCGCCATTCCAGCCGCTTAAACCATCCGGCGGCTGGGACTGGTTGGCCGTTTTGAATGGTGTGGAGAGACTGGTGTTCATAATCAATCAGCAGATCTTTGCCGTCGGCTAATGATGCTGCAATTACATCTGGAGCGATATTTGCAGTTATAGCCCACCCAGGAAGGCCGTACGGCCTTCCATCGTTGGTTCTAAATTGGCCAGCGGGTAGTATCCGCATCTCGCTTCCAGCGGAATTCAATTCTTGTGGGAGATTCGTTCTAGCCATTGTCGTTATTTCCAGAGTGGAACCGCTACACCAAGCGAGGCCAGCTTGCTGGCGAGATCAGACCTTTGAGTTTGCAAAGACGCCAACTGTGAATTTAGGTCGGCGATGTTTGCACGGATCGTTGCACGGTCGCCAGCAATTAGAGCAGGATCGATTTTGTTGTAGCCAAAATCTTCCGGTTCCATCGTTTCCATCAACGCTGCAACGACGGTCTTAATGATTGGGGAAAATAAATAATACAGAACCTGGTCATTAAACTGGTTTTTTTCAGGAGTCAGTAGTTGCGCCCAGCCGAGAATGGCGCTTTGTCCAGTAACCGCGCCTTCGATGTCGATATAACGCAAAGGCTTTCCCGCCACCTCAGTAAATACGGTACTGCTATTTAAATAATTCCTACCGAAAGCACTAATTCGGTTCTTGACCTTATCTGCGCCATACCGGGTACCACTTGCGTCGATGAAATCTAGAATTCCAGCCTTCATATCTTCAAAGGTGATGTAGCTTAATGGCGCTGTCTTTAACTGTGCCTGCACGTCCAAAATCTGCTGACAAACACTGTCGTACTCAGTTCGTAGCTGAGCGACCGTTGCTTGAACTTGAGCAAATGCAGCGGTCGCGCCATCGTAAATTGGGTCAGATGCCATGGGTTATTTTCCTTTTGGATTTAATATCAATGAAAGGTAATTCAGTTTGCTTTCTTTAATACCCGCCATATTGTTCGTTCGTGGAGCGGCGGGCTGGTATATTCTGTAAGCATCCGAACTGCGGTGCGAGAAGATAATTTTTCAATCTTGGTTAGCCGATCAAATTCCGTACGGATATCATCATCGCGTTTTGCACGTAATAATCCTGCGCAAAATGGCACCGTTATAGGTTGACCGTCTGACAATTTCCCCAAAATCATTGCGGCATCGCCGCCAATTTCTAGCGCGAGTTTTCTTTGGGAGGGGGAGTCCGGAGAGCGTGAGATTGATATGGTTTTCCCTCCATAGTGATGCAATAGAGTAGCGGTCGCAGGAAGGCCAATTTGATCTGCGATGTATCGTGCAAATTCAGTCATATGCACAAAATATTTTTCCAAGTTCAAATATGATGTCTGCTTTTCCATAACGATATGTTGTGCTGGCAACTGTCAGCGTGAAATGCTGTCATTTGTCAGCAGTGTTATCGCCCGAATCTGACTTGATTTCGGTGATCGCCAAGAGTCGAAAGCATTTCTATTTTTTTGTTGCGTTAAATGCCCGTTAAATGATCGATGGCACTGTTTTTAAAATGCGATGACACGTAGAGGCCCGAAATTCTTAAAATCGCTCCAAGCGACTCCTGGAGCGAAAAAAAAGGCCCCGAAATCGGAGCCTTCTACATACGAGCCAAATGCTGACCTACCAGTGTTATGGCGAGTCAATAATAGTTCTTAGTTTCTCAACAAGCTTAAGTTCAGCATGGGTGATCGGCGCATCAGCTAGTCGCCCGATACTTCCGTTTTTTTTCTCTGGCTCCAGTTCCATGAGCCGTTTGTAGCCTGTACTGATAAACTCTTGCTTGATTCCTCGCATATCACTACCCAAATGTCGTAACACGCTACCTAGGCCTGCCAACGTGTCCTGGCAGGCATCATCAGGTGCCCAGCCGAGCATGTCACCTAGAGCCTCGATCCCGGCACCCAGCTCTGCAACCTGATTGAACAAGCTCTCGCACTGATATGCCACCTTCATATGATGCCCCCTTCTGATGTTGTGTTTGCCAGCCATTTAGTCAGCGCGGCGATTAGCTTACGCATCGCATCCCGCGTTAAAAATCGCGGATGCGATACCTTGCATGTCCGCTTGGTAAAGCCGATAAACCTCTCATGCTCACAGCCGCTATCCATGCCGAGTTGGATGCATAGGCTGTTGGCCGTTGCCCATTGTGCCGCCGTTGGCCGGTCATCCTTGGTTGCTGCACCTCGCACTTTTTTAATGCGAGGGTTCTCCAGGGCGTTGCACAGGCGCAGGGTAGCGACGATGGAGGCCAACTCCTGCAAGGTGCAGTCCTTGGCGCTATGCCTGCCACACAAACTTACCAGCCATGCGCGATAATCCGCATTATCGGTATAGCCCAGCCGCGCCGCACCTAGGTGGATCATGGCGTAATACTGTGTCTTGGTCGGCATGGCTTATCCCTTCGGTACTTTGTTCAAGGTGGTCGCATTGATTACGCCGAATTCATGCAGGGTGCGTCGGAATGCCTGCACCAGGCTACGCAGAGCCCCAGGGCCGCTGGCGATTTTGACGCACAAGGCGCGTTCGGCCTTTCCGCTGACGCCCCAGGCGGCCATGACGTTATCGACATCCTCATCCGTGACGCCAGCGATTTCCTTGCGAAAGGACGCCATGCGGCTCAGCAACTGGGCGTGGTGGCCGCTTTTCAATCGGCGGTACAGTTCTCCGTTACCGATCAGCACGATCCCGAAGCATCCCGCGTCCACGAAACGGCGCAGACCATTAAAGATACGGATGCCGTTGATGTTTTTCGCGTCGCCCAGATGCTGGGCCTCTTCGACAATCAGCACCCCGCCCTTGCCTTGCGTTTTGTCTGCAACGTCTTTAAAAATACTGGCCTCGTCGTGAACGTCGTAGCTCGGGTTGATGCAGGCACGGGCAATCAACCGAAGCACCGATTTCGCTGAGAGAGAAAATTCGTTCAATTCAATCGGCCACACCGGGCAATCGAAGCCCTCATCTTTTCTGGCTTTCGCCACATATTCGGCCACGCCCACGCTTTTTCCGCTACCAGGCGGCGCTGATATGTCGACGATTTCCACCATGTCACGCGACATGGCGATGGCACTAATCACCTCTCGCGTCACGCTCGTTTCAATGCGCGCCGGGCTGCGCGTCTTTTCATTCGCCCTCTCTTGGTCAAGTTCGTTAAAGCGCGCCGCCAGTGCCGCTTCAATGATGGACGCTTGACTTTCCTCCCCGAGGCGGCGAGGCTCCCTGAACCAGCTAAAATCAGTGGCCCAGGCGTTGATCGATTCTGCGTTCAGGCGCGTTTCATTGGCGATGCGCGCCATTGACAGCCCGCGTGAAATTTCGTCGGCAAGCCGGTTTTTAAGCGCTTCCCACCGGGCCACCGCAGCGTCCAACGCTTCCTGCAATTGCTCCGGTGTCATATCCCGATACAGTGCATCCCTTACCATTGCTTTGCGACGTTCATCGCTGGCACTGGTAAATCCGAAACCGTTAAATCCACTGTTTACACCGACGTTTGATTCGTTTAGCATGTGATTCCTTTGTTAATTTTGTTTGTGGCGGGATGCGAACCCGCTGCAGCTTGTTTTTGTCAGTCTGCTTTCGGCGGCTACCGAAGGTAGACTGACAAATTCTTTTCTTGTTGCTTGCGCCGGAGTTCTTCCGCTTCCGCATCCGACATCTGCCCTTCCCTTTGCGCTCTAGCTTTCGCCTCCCGTTGCTCGTTCATCTTTCGTTGTAACTCCTGTAGCATGGTTTCTTCCGCGTCAGCCTCCCGTCGCTGTTGCCCATCCTTGAACTGCGCCTGCCTTGCCCCCTCCCCTATGTATTCCTGTCCCGTTTCCGTATCGACGTGCACGCCTGGCTTGTCGGGCACGGCCTGGAGCGGGCTGACGACTGCCTCCAGGATGCGGGGTTTGGACGAAGGGGCGATCACCGGATCAGAATCCAGCTCGATCATCGGCGGCAAGGTAGATGCGCCGCCATCTGGCAAGGCGAGCGCTCCCCTAACCTTGAGTGCCTTGATGGCTTTGGCGCGTGACTTGAGGAACTTCCTCTTTGCGTCCATGTGCTGCCCAACCTGCTCGCCATCGTGGTCCAGGAAGGGAATCCGGTCTATTGGCTTGGCGTCGCAAATGAACTCATCGCCCTGATACACGGAGATTGGCGCCTCTGGGTTCCCCCATTCGTAATGCACGTTAAACGGGCGCTCTCGCTTCGACACCGGCAAGTCCGCCAGCGCCTCATCCCAATAGCGCACCGGCAAATATCCCTCAATCGCAAATTTGAATGACGCCTCCTTCTTATCCAGCTTGAGCGATTTAACGCCCATCCGGCAGCGGCGAATCTCCGATGCGGTCGGCTTGCGTGTCTCGGCGGTCAGCGCCAGTTCCTCGTAGACCTCCAGTACGGAACGGCTATTCATACCGTGGCCACGATGGCCGCCGTAATCGCCTTTTTCATATTCCATAACGACCTCGATAAGCTTGTCTTTGTACGCTTCTACCTGAACGGCGTTCTTTTTGTCGAACTCCTCCGGCTTGCTTAATACGTCCTTGCCACAATAGGCACCGACAAAACACGGCGACTGGTCGCAGTTCTTTGCGATGACATTCCACCAAGATTCAATCGCCTTGGCTCGTCCCATCCCCGGTTTCGCCCAATGGACTTTGACGTCCATCGCGGTAAGAATACCTTTCGCCTCCTCGGTGTTATATTTAAATCGGTAGCGTGTCTTTTGCTGGCCGGTAAAAGCCTTATTCGCATATTCGCGGCCGTTGTCCAGATGAAAATAACGCGGCACGGCGTTTGCTCGGCTCAGCGCAGATCCATATGCACCAAGCACCGCTTCGGCGTCCGGCGCGTGACAAATTCGGATCGACAATACCCGCCGCGTCCTCGCTTCACGAATCGCGATAACGAACGGCCTATTGACCGTGCCGTCCGGCCAGCGGCACCAGACGTCGGCCTTTCGCCCGTCGGAGTCCCACATCTCGTGCAGGCCCAGAGACGCATAGTCGCGCTCGACTGTAGGGAAACTGCGTTCCAGCGCTGACTTACCGTTAAATATCCACGCGGGTTCTTCCTTCAGGCGCTTGGCTATCGTGTCCTCACTTGGCAATACCCAGCCCTTGCTTGCCCCTTCTTTCACCGCCGCGCGGATGAGGACTCGCAAATTGGTCGATGGCGACTGAATCTTTAACGCAAGAATGAAGTCATATGCCGCCTGGGTAAACTCCGCCCTCGCTCGTCCGCCGTGGTACTGCGGGCAGAGCAGCGGCAGCCAGTGCTGGCGGGGATGATTTTTTGTGAAATCGAGATAGCGCCGTATGGTCGAGCGCGATACGCCGTGGCTGGCCGCAATTGCCTTTTCCGCAAAGCCGACGCTGACGCCCGTTTCTTTCACGTCCAGATAGGCTTGCAATGCGGCTAAGGCTTCCTCAGCCATGCGCTTGAAGTTACTATCTTTGCGATCGTACCTATCCCACAGCAGGCTATATTCCTTCTCTGGCTCTGGCTCTGGCTCTGGCGGTAGCGACAGCGCCACAGCCTTAACGCCAGTTTTAGCAGCAAGTGTGACCGCAAATTGCTTGGCATATGCTGCCTGTGCGGCACTAGGGAGGCTACGGACTGGTATGAGCCAACCTTCTCCACCGTTAATTGTTTCTTTGACGGCACCGGCATACTTGCCTGACTCGCAATGCCGGCGAGTAGTTGCGACGTGGCAACGCAATAAGTCAGCAACTTGAACGACCGTTAAATGTTCTGGCTTTATGCGCGACCCGTGCGCGACCACAGTTTCAACAGGTTGCTCGTCATTTGTGGGCGCACACGTGGCAAATCCACTGTTTAGGCGGCTTTCTGCGTGGTCGCGCAGTTTTTTCGAGTCATCCACACAGATGCGCGACCTTTCTCCAGACGGGTCGCGCATAGCAGAGTGCTTTTTGCTTTCCATGTGCGCGACCTTTACACGATCTTCCCGAGCTTGAGTCCAAGCAAGACTGCGGCCTTGTGGCTAACGCCAATTCGGCCCGTGGTCCGGCCGCGCAGCAATGAGTGCACGACAGACGGTGGTAAGCCATGCGATTTTGCCCAGCTACTTACGCTGAGACCGGCCTCCGCGAATTCTTGCAGCACATCCTCGCGTGTTTTCAGTTGCTTCTGTTCCATACGCTCTCCTGATATATTGGCGTCAATGTCGAGAACAATCACGACCAAACGAATAATATGGGAACATTTGTTCCCACGTCAAGAGGTGTTGCATGGATTTTGGAACAATTGGGGAGCGAATTCGCTTGCAAAGGGAACGAATAGGTCTTTCTCAGGCTCAACTTGCGGAACAAGCGGGCATAACAGCTCGCTCTCAACGCAATTATGAAGCTGGGGTTAGGGTGCCAAATGCGGAGTACTTGGCAGCGTTACCGCCTCTTGGAATCGACGTTAACTACGTTCTGAACGGCAATGTGAATGGCAACTATGCTCGGGACTGGCGCAGTGCTGGAAGCACCCTGCTCACAGTGATCAGTATGTGTTTCGGAATTTCAATAGAGACAATTGATGAAATCGTCGATAAGGCACTTGTCAATGTGGAGGACGGCGGCTTCGATCCAGCGATCTTTGTTGCTGAACTCTTGAAGCATAGCGCTGTCTTCAAGGAGGTCACGGAGCAACAGATCGGCCTAGATATCGACCTCCTAACCACGGTCTTGGAGTTGGTAACTGATGAGGTGAAGGCTCTGGGGGCAAGCCTGACGGCGGCTAAACATGCTGAAGCCGTTTGTATGCTCTACCGGACGTTCAGGGCGTCCAACGCGGTGGATGTCGACTTCGTCAAGCAAATCGTTCGACTCGCTATTCCTGGATAATCGCTGTGGCTGGTTCCTGTGGGGGGAATGCCTGGGCGCACTCGCATTCTTTTCCTTCAGATTCCGCAATTGGTTGGAAACAGCCCACTATCGGGCCATTCCTGAAGCATAAAATTCCATTTTATTAGCGGAATCTCCAATTTTTTCTCATTTTGTTTCAGAACCAAACAACGCCCTGAAATACCCGGAAAGCTAGTATTGGTGCGGGTCCCGGCGCACCTCATGGTAGGTTTCCCAATGTTCCTTTTCAATCACTCCCCCTCANNACGGCTGCACTGCCCACGGCAGCAAGCTAGCAAATCCAGAATTTCACGCTTTTCGACGCCTGCCAACAGCAGGCGTTTTTTTTGGGCGGCCACCATTCGGTAATACCTGCGTGCTCGCGCCTGGCCAAAACGCCCGCCTCGCAAATTGCGCAAGTGCCAGTACATCTGCCGTATCGAAGTAAAGATGGCCCGCTGATCCACTTCTGTGAGCTGATCGAACGGAAACAGTTCTAGTTGCATTTCGGCAATATAGCCAAACTCCACCGGTCTTGCCAAGTTCCTAACGGCCGTCTTTAGCGTGGGGCCGGTGGCAGATGTGATCCAGCGCAGTTCTGTCATCGTCAACGGACTGCCCGCTAAAACTTTGGAAACTAAGGCGGGTCGAGCCGCCAGCACATCTCTCTACTTCGGCAGCCGCTACACCAACGGCAAAAGCCCACTTCGGTCAACCCCCAAAGATTTTGCCCTACGGGCCGCTTGTGCGCCGTAGAGCAAACGAGCAATTACATCGAGCTGCTGACAGGTGGCGCAGCCAGGTTGACGCCGCCATTGACGTTACGCTGCGGGACGGGCGCAGCCTGACCAGAAAGTGGCACATGGGGCGATTCAGGGGCGGGGATGCTCATAACCGCAACACGCGGCCCAGAATCGCTCTCGCGCTGATCTATGCCCTGCTGACCGCCCTTCCCGTTCAGTATGGCCACCGACCGCGCCGTACGTTCAGAATCGCGCTTATCGCGGTCAGGATCAAACTCTTGGAAAAAGCCGTTACGGGCAAACTCACGGCACATGCTCTCCTTGATCGCCAACGGAGTATTCTGCTGGCTTCTACACTGACATTCGCCGCGGAACTCGATGCACATGGCAGGAACAGGCACACTAGTTGGCTTCGTCAGCTCGTCATACTTCGGTGCGGTCTGAGGTAAGCCAACCACACGAGGCGTATTCTTCCAAGCGAACTCTTTCGCGTCCTCCATCGGGTCGACCTTCGAATCAGCACTTGCACGAGCTGGGCCGGCGCCGGCAATAGCTTGACCGGCCACACTGGGCTGCGACTTCGAGGCCACCTCACCCTTTCCACGCTCTCCACGATGCTGGTAGCGATCCAACGCCCAAAAACCACCAGCCAATACACCGATAACAAGACCAGCGGCCAGAAAAAGCTTCATCGGGATAGCACGCTTCACCGTATGCACTTCAGCGCTCTTGTAGTAGCCATAAACCTCTTTGGGATACGACCACTTCATCGGCACCGCCGATTTCTGCGAGGACGGATTCTGTGGCGCAGGATTGCACGCCGACCACTCATAAACGGTTGCACGCTGCAGGCCGAATTTACGCACGACGTGATAATGCTGGCCAACCAACTGGCGCACAAAGTTATCCATCAGCGTAGGGTGCTGGGTGATCAAATAAATATCGAAGCCCTTATGGCGGTGCGTCGCTAACTGCTCGTAGTAATCCGGCAGCTTGGAACCGTTCGGCTTTTTCGGAAACACGAACTGGCACTCATCCATCACGATGATGGAACCGTACGGAAGGTCCATCCACTTTTCAGCTTCAAACGCCGTCCACGGCAACGTCAAATCTTTGATGTTGTTGTAGTAGACCTCGCGCTGTTCCTTCTCCGCCTTCTGCTTGATCCACCAAAGCGCAAACAGCGTTTTACCGTTACCCGGAAGACCGGTGATATTCGTAATCATTTAGCGACCATCCTCTTAATCGAACCGCCAATGGCCTTCATGCTCAACGAAATGGCGAACGCGGAAAACACCACTGACAGCGCCTTATCAACCCACAGATAGCCCATCAGCCCAATAATGTCGGACGACAAACCCTGCACGTTAGAAATGACCTCTTGCTTCAACGCGTTCAGTCCAATGTCGACACCCTTATAGGTAACAAACCCAATACCAAGCGCGATCAACACACGCCCCACCAATGACCCCATCGCAGAAGCCAAAGCACCCAACAGAGCAGCAATAAACGCAGCGTACATAAAGCCTCCCTCAACCCTGCACGACAGAACGACCGACGATCATGTACGCGACAATCAGCGCCACAGCCATCATGACACCACGCAGCGGCGCGATGTTATTGCACAGCGAATCAAAATCCATGACGACGACCCGACCCATCACCGTGAACGAACGAGCAGCCAAGCACGAGCCACCACCGAGAAAGCCGCCCTGATCAAACGACATCTGACTCATATCGACATCAGTTCCCTTCTCCGCATCCGAAATCTGCGAAGCCATCGGGTCATTACCCGACAAGATCTTGTCACCGAGCTTTTTAATATCAGAAGCATTCAGCGCGTCCAAATCCGCCTGACGGTCACAACGGGCAGCGACCTGCTGCCGGACTATCTCGCACTGGATGGCATCACCGGTACACTGAACGTCACCACACGCGACCGAAACCGACGAGACGTTACACACACTCAGCGTCGGATGATTGACGCAAAAGTCACTAGACCCGCTAGTGCCACCACTCGTGCCTCCAGATGTCCCACCAGACGTTCCACCGCTTGTACCGCCCGACGTGCCACCAGACGTTCCCCCACTTGTACCGCCACTCGTGCCGCCAGTATCTGTTCCGCCACCAGTACCACCAGTACCACCAGTGCCAGTGCCACCAGTCCCCGTACTAGTTCCGTCCGTCGGACCAGAATATGTACCTGCCTCATCGGTCGGTGGAGGCGCGTCACCACCACCAGGAGAACCAGTCTCCACGAAAGAGACATCGCAGTTGTTCAGCCAGATTCCAGTGGTGCCCGGAACGGCAGTGCCCACACACAGGGAATATCCCGTACCTTTAATCTGACAACCCGACTTTGACGCCGTAATGCCGCTTGTGTCCTTACTGCCTTGAACGACCGTACCATCATCTTTCGAATAAAACAGATTAATGCTGTACGTCCCAGCGGAAGCACCGGAAGTGCAACTACCGGCGTTCCACCCAAGACTAAAATTCCATGTGTGCCCATTAGCGTCAGTGGTAATCACCGTGCCACCGTTGGCCTGAACGACGGCATCCAAGTTTGAGCATGTAAGCGGCGCTTTAACGCCGTAATAAGCAAACGCATGTTGAGCCAGCGAATTAAGCTCATCGCACGATACAGGCGAAAACGCGGTCCCATACGAAATGAGCGTACCGTTACCAATCGTGAAGCTCTTGGCAGCGTAAGATGGCACGACGACCGCAGCAAGAATGATCGAAGCGATAAATAGTATAAATCGTTTATACATTTAAGCACCTCAACGATGGTTGAGCAAAATCCAGAAAGCGCCGCACGTCGCAAGCATCACAGCAAGACCAGCCATAGCAGCCTCCACAAGTTAACAAAAAAAAGGGGCATGAAGCCCCCTCGCATAAGCGCCGCAGAATGCTTAGCGGATCACGCGACGAATCCAGCCGATGGCAGCAACGGCAACCACCACGCCAACGATCAGGCCGCCAGCGGTCTGGACGTCAGTGGTAGCTTGCGTCGTCGACGCCGAGATGTCGATCGAGCCAGCGGCTTGAGCAACGGCAGCACCAGCAGCCAGGACCAGACCACCCACATACTTGAGAGCTTTTTTCATGATTCAATTCCTTTAGTGTTTACAACATTGATAACGCTGCGGATGGCATAGGCCGCAACCCACACGCCGATGATCGACGCTGAAAGGTAACCGCCATCCTCCGCAGACAGGGAAAAGAGGCTGTTCTGAAGCTCAGCCCCACTTTGAACCACATATGAACATGTGGACAAATCGGTCGCCGTGGGATCAACCACCAGCACAATCGAGCCATCCGGCTGTTGAACTCCACGGACGCAAGAAGCCATGATTAACCCTTGGCAGGCGCCGGTGCGGGTGCAGGAGGGATACGCTGGACAGGGCGAACGGCCGTCACCACTTGCTCCATGCCCTTGCTGCCGCTAACCATGTCGATATCCAGCTCGGCGATGAAGGGGAATGGGGTGTGCTTGATCGACTCAACGACCGACGAGTCCACGCACTTCATGGGCTCAGTGCACATACCGAATGCGTTCTCGCTTTCCTTCAGGATCACCTCGACAAACAGCTTGCCGCTGTCGATCTGCTTGCCGTCATCCATGCGGCCCTTGAACATCTTCGCGCCACGAATGGTCGCTTTACCTTGAATCTGCATATCATTTCTCCATTGGTGGGGCGGGATCGTGCGCCCGGTTCACGCCGTCGGCCACAACGGATTTTTCTAAACGACGCGGCACACCCGGCACCGAAAGCAAGTCGTAAAGGGCCTTGTAATCCATGTTCACATCATGCGCGAGCTGATAGAGAGCTTTGCCGTAGGAATGGGACAAATGCCAGGTCAACTTTTTAAGGACGATGGCACGCTCCTCCACAATCGGATCGACTTTCGCACCGTCAGTCGGAATCTTCGTTTTGATGCTTTCCACCAGCGTCTCCAACGCCACGAACCCACCGGCAAAATAAGTCGTCGGGTTCAGCACGACGTCATGCGGAATAACTCGGTCGCGATTACCGAACCGAATCTCGATACGCAACCACTCACTGGTCGGATCACCAAGCTGCTTACCCTTCTCGTAGATACACAGCTCTTTGCCGTTGACCTTCTTACCGAGATAAAGCGTACGGCCATGCGCGTGCAAATCCCCGCTGTGACCACCCTCCATGTAGCGCCTGGTCGGAATCCGGCCACCGCAGTTGAACTCTCCGGCCCTGTAGAGATCATCGAATTGATCGAGCGTGAAGCCCTCCATCAGGTCCAGCGCGGTATCAACCCGAGTGATACGCGCATCAAGGTCCTGCATCGTCGCGTACACGGCAGGCCAATCATCCACCAAGGCGCAGCCTTTGCCAGAGACGTCGACCATCATCGTGCCGCGCGTCGATACACCGCCCATGGCCACCTTGGCCACGCAGATCAACTGCCCATCCTTCCACACCATGGCGTCATAGCTGGTCTTATATCCAAGCATCCCCTTCTCGCATGGGATGAAGTTCACCGGCAGCGGGAACCAGAGCGCGAAATAGCGCTTCAACTGCTCAAGGGAATCCATAACCGTGCCTGTCGGCAGGAAGGTAAACCGAAGCCAGTCGATGATCGCCAGCCGCCGACTGTGGTCACTTTCCCCCCGTATTACAGTACGGGGGGAGCCTCCGGCACCGCACGCGTGCGCGGCTGCGCCGCGCCCACCTGCTGCACCTGCGGCCCTCATACGACACCTCGCGCACGCAGGACCGACTCCGCCCATTCCACCTGGCGGTTCACGTAGTGCTCGCCCAGCTCGTCAATCTTCGACGCCACCAGAACCATGTATTCCTCCAACTGCCAATCAGTCATAGAGGTGTGAGAATTGGGGAGATTTTGTTGCACAGATGACATGGTAAAATTTTCCAT